AAGGGAACTGAACTAGCCCCTGAACTTTCTCAAAAAGAAAGATACAAGCAAGTAGTGGATAAATATTCCTCGCCTGCAGTTGATCCACTAGGTAGATATTTAATAGAGGGTTCTTTAAGAGGATTTACAGAAACTGGAGGAACTACTTTACAAAATTTAGGAAAAGCTTTTGGTGGTGAAACACTCCAAAGATTATTTGATACGCAAGATAAACAAAGATTATCTAGAAGAGACATAGAGTTAGCTGGATTAGAAATGGATTTTAAAGAAGAAGATAGATTAAGAAGATTACAAGAAGCTAAAAAAGCCACTCTAGAACAACAAAAATTTCAAGAAAAATTATTAGGCAAAAGATTAGATGCAGATAGAGAAGGTCTACAAATGAGATTAGATGCAGATGCTGCTAACTTAAGATCTAAAATAAAATCAGAATTTGATTTACAAACTATTAATAATTTAAATAGAAAAGTGTTTGCAGCTGAAACAGATGAAGAAAAATTTAAAGTTTATTCAAATTTATATAACTCCTCAAGAATACCACAAATTAAAGACAAAGCAGCTAATTTAGCATCATATAGAGTAAGAGCAGATAAATTAGGACTACCATATTTTGATTTGGATTATAACTACAGTAATAAGACTCAAAAATTTGAACCAGATTATAGAACATTACCAAGAGGTGCAGTAACATTTGATTCTGGATCAGGTAGGGCATTTCAAAAAAATGGTGATGGAACTTTGACTGAATTAGATCCTTTAACATTCAAACCTTTATCTAAAGAACCTGATGGAACGGAATAAAAATGGCTCTAACTGTAGACCCGAAAACAGGTGCTCTAATCGAAGAAAAAGAATTAGAGAATAAAAAAAATCAAGAAAAAAATTACGACGATTTAAATAAAATAGATTACGGCGAAACTACTTTAGTGCCGGATGCCGAAGATAATAGTGAAATATCTGGAGCTACAGCTTTTGTTGCAGGATTAGCATCAGGAGCGATTAAAACAGTAGAAGGTGTTGTATCTCTAGGAGCAGAATTAATTGACCTTGGAGCTGATACAAATACAGCAGCTAAAGTAGAAACTTTTTTTGATACATTAAATCCTTTTGAAGAAATAGCAGAAGAAAGAGCCATAGGTAGAATAACAGAAGCATTAATACAAATAGGTATACCTGGAGGTGCAGGAGCAAAGCTAGCAACTACACTAGCAACAAAAGCATTAAAAGCCAAAAAAGCAGGTAAGTATGTTAACTTTAAAGCTCCTAATCTTAAAAAAGGTAAAGATAAAGCAGATCAGTTAAATAAATTATCAGGTAAACAAAGATTTGCAGCGGTGGTTGCTGGAGGTGCAGCTGGAGAAACTTTAGTTGCAGACGTAGAAAAGATAGGGACATTTGGAGATTTATTTGAAGCAGGGCCCACAGCTTTGGACAGAGAAGAAAGAGAAGAAGGTAGAGAAGATGCAATTAGAAATTTAGCTAATCGATTTAGATTTGCAGGTGAATCTTTGTTTGTAACACCTTTTGTTTATGGTGTAGGAGCAGGGGCAAAAACTTTAGCAAAAAGAGGAAGAGATTTAGCCTATAGTAGTTCTAAAATAGAAAAAGGTTTAGATAAACTTGCTAGTGCTTTTAGATTTAGAGGCACAAAACCAGAAGAAATTGCAGTCGCAAAACAACAACAAAAAGCAAGACAAATGAGAGATACAAACTTTTCAGAAGAGCAAGTAGCTAGAATAGATAAAGAAGTAGACAAAGTTTATCCTGAATTTAGAAAATTTTTTAATGCATCAAAAGTTCAAGAAAGAAAAGATTTTTTAAAATTATTAGATGATGCTTTGTTTGAAGGTGATTTAAAAAGTAAATTAGATCCTAAAATTACAAATGATATTGTTAAAGTTGTTAGAAGTAGGCTTGGCGCTGAAAAAGGTAAACTAGTTTCTGATAATATTATAAATGCATTAAATAAAACGAGATCAGAGTTTAATAATCTACTTGATATAACAGCTCAAGGACCGGGAGCTAAAGCTGATTTACCTGCAGGTGTAACAAAAGATCTTAGAAAGATAATGGGTAATAGAGTTAAAAATTATATAGGTAATACTTTTGAAATATTTGAAAATTCAGAAGCTGGATTTTTTTCTAAATTTAAACCTACTCAAGATGCAGTAGATAGAGTAGCTAAAATATTTATGAGATATGCAGCTAAAAATGATAATCCAATTACAGAAGAAGAAGCTCTAGGAATGGTTAATGATATACTTAATCAAGTTAGAAAAATGGATCCAAAAAAAGATACTTTACCTACGTTTGCATATCAAAATTTATCAAAGTCTGCTGATGATGCGTTTGCTCTAAAAACGTTTGCACAAACATTAGAGAATAAATTACCTGGTGGTAAAAAAGAAATACAAGTTATAGGTAAAGGTAGTAAAGCATTTAGAGAATTATTTGGAGAGATAGAAGATGTTAGACATTCTATATTTGAAGGCATGAATAGATTGTCCACCATAGCTAGAAAAAATCAATTGTTTGATGAAGTTTTAGATGTAGATGATGCTATGAAAGCAAGAGCTACTGCAGGAACAGAAATGGGACAAAGAGGATTTTTTCATAGTAGTCCACTCGCTGCAAAAAGAGCTTTTGGACCTGAAGCAGATATAGTTGCAATGGATGGTTATGTAAAAAATTATTTTAAAGATGGTGTATTGGTAAATAGATTGTCTAATACTTATACTACAAGAGAGATAGCAGAGGGTTTTACAAACGTATCTAAAGTTCAAGATTTTATGAGAGGAGATACAGGAGGTGCATTAGGCAAAACTTTTTCATGGGCATGGCGTAATTTATTATTGACACCAAAAGCGGGAGCGCAGTACGCAAAAACAATTTTATCTATACCCACACATATAAGAAATTTTTTAAGTTCTAGTGCTTTTTCACTTGCAAACGGTGTTGTTTTTGCTGACCCTAGAGTATTCTCTAGAGCTATGAGTAAAGCATTTGGAACAGTTCAAGTAGGAGGACCTAGAAAACCTTTATCCCAAGAACAATATAGAGAGTATTTAGAATTAGGTATTGTTAACACAAACGTTAGATACGGTGATTTACGTAATCTAATGAAAGATGTTAGATTTGGAGAAGGTAATCTTGCAACGGATAGTATTTTAAAACCTATGATTAATACTCTTGGTAAAAAAACATCAAGAGGAATTAAAAAAGCTGGTAAACTTATGCAAGATTTATATGTTGCAGAAGACGATATATGGAAAATTGTAAACTATGAAGTTCAATTAATACAAAGAGGAGATAGATATCGTAAAGCTGGTATAGAAATAAGTGAGGATGCTTTAAAAAGAGAAGTTGCTCAAATTGTTCAAGACACTGTTCCTAATTACGCAAAAGTTGGTGAGTTTGTGAGAGCTGCCAGAGTATCACCATTTGGTAATTTTATGTCTTGGCCATCAGAAGTATTTAGAACAGGGTATGGTATATTTAATCAAATAGTAAAAGATTTAAAAGACCCAGTAACAGGCAGCATAAATTATTTTACAAGTAAAAATCCTATGAAAGGTTTAGCATTGAAAAGAGCTGCAGGTATGACGTTTGCTATGGGAGCAATACCTTATGGACTAACAAAAGGATCTCAAGCGTTGTTTGGTGTGTCCAACGAAGAAGCAGATGCAGCAAATGATTTTGTTGCACCATGGGCAAAAGATTCTCAAAAAATATATTTTAGAGATCCTAAGACAGATGAATTATTTTACATAGATTGGTCTAAGAATAATGTCTACGATACTTTAACTAGACCATTTCAAACAATATTAAGAAATATTCAAGAGGGTATAGAAGATGAAGAAGTTTTATTAAAAGGATTTATAAATGGTATAGCAAGTGCAGCAGGTCAAACCGCATCTCCATTTATATCAGAGTCTATTTACACAGAAGCATTTATGGATATCTGGGGCAGAGAAGGTAGAACTAGAGAAGGAAAACAACTCTATAATGATCAAACACCTGGTCCAGAAAAAGTTGCAATCATCATGCAACATTTAGGTAAAACTTTATTACCAACTACACAACCATTTCAAAGAACAAAAAAAGCAATTACTGGAGAACCTGGAAGAGGAAGTGAGCTCTATGAAATACCATACGAAATCGCAGGCATATTTGGATTTAGAGGTATAAAAGTTGATCCAGAAAAATCTATGGCTTTTAAATTATTTGAATATCAAAAAGCTATTTCTGATTCTAGAAAATTATTTACAGGTGAAATAGATGTAACAGAAATGAAAACTCCATCGGATGTAATAGAAAGATATTTCATAGCTAACAAACAAATATTTAACGCTCGTAAAAAAATGTTAAAAACTATAGATAATGCTAGAACTGTTGGGCTAGCACCTTTTAAAACATACGAAATTTTTGAAAAAAGAGGATTAAAAGGAGAGTACAATGAATTAACTGCAGGTCAATTTGATCCTTTTTATCCATCAGAAAGACTTCAAGAAGTGTTTGAAGATAATGCTAGAAGAGGAAATGTACCAAATGTATTTTTTGAAGCAGAACCTACGCTTAGAGCTATGGAAGCAGCAATGAGCACTTTAACTTTATTTGATGATTTTAATTTAAATTTAGAGGATTTTTTACCTGACACAGATCCTCAAGGAGATGCAGCTTTACCTCCTACACCAATGCCTAGTAATCAGGTCATACAAACTGCACAGCTACAGGCAATGGGCAACATGAATCAGGGATTGACCACAATAGAAAATGCTCTACTATCAGATGAAGAGAAACAAATACGTTTAAGAAACAGAGGAATGGCATAATGCCCAACGGCGACAAATTAAAACCTAAAAATACTAGAGAACATATTATATCTTTGTATGGATATATAACTGGATTAAAAAAAGATGTGCAACATATGCACAATGGTATTCACGATTTGGGCGGTAAGATAGACAAGATCTATTGGGTATTATTGGCTACGGTGGGGGCTGTAGCACTAGTTTTCTTGGAGAGATTTATATCCATTCTTTGATATTCTCTCCCATAATAGTATTAGCGATGTTAACTTTGTTACGTAAAGCTTTTACTATTCTATCATCTATTGTGTCTTCAGCTATTATATCAATGTATGTCATTGGTTTTGTTTGACCAATACGATCTATTCTAGCTTCTGATTGCTGTCTTTTTTCTAAATCATAACCATTAGAAAAATAAATCATTGTACTACCTGCAGTAAGTGTGATACCATACCCGCCCGTATGTGTAGTTCCTACAAAAAATCTACACTTGTCATCGTTTTGAAATTTCTTTATATTTGTTGATCTTTTTTCTTGATCTGTTTCACCAAAATAATCTACAACAGAATCATCACCATAAATATATTTAATACTTTTTATAATTCTTTTTACATCGTGAGTATAATGTGACCATATAATTGCTTTACCTTCTACCTTTTCTAATATCTCAAGCAACTCATTTAATCTACTACATGGCAAATCTTTTATGGTGCCGTCGTCAGCTGTAAAGTGACCACAAGTTATTTGATGCAGACGCATTAGTTGAGTCATAACTGTTGCAGAAGATTGCATCTTGCCATCTAAGAATGCGATAGCTTCTTGCTTCATTTGTGCGTAAACTTTCTTTTGCTCTCTAGTTAATTCTACTGTGTGTTTCATCCAAGTCTTTTTAGGAAGATCTAAACAATCTTCTTTTAATATTCTTTTTGAAAAAGGTTTTATTATATCTGTAAGTTCTGATAGATTTCTATAGCCAACAACTATCTCAACACTTCTACCATGAACTTCTATCTTTCTAGTGACAGCATATCTAGCTTTGAATGTATAGTAAGATTGATGGTTTAGGAGCCAGGGATCAAGAAACTGGCATTGACTAAATAGATCTAAAGGTGATTTAGTTACAGGAGATCCTGTCAATATTCTTCTATATTTTGCATCTTTTCTAAGAGCCAATATTGCTTTTGTTCTTTTGGTTGTAGGTGTTTTTATAGTTGTAGATTCATCTATAGCTATCATTGAATTGTGTGCAGATAAAAATTTATATGCAAATGCAGGTCCATCTCCAGATGAAAAAGCTTCTACATTCATTATTAATATGTGAAATTCTGTTCCTGTTTGAAATAAAGTATTTAAATTATTTTTTTGTTTTGCAGATTTGTCAGACGTTTTCCAAAGCACCATTTTTTTAAATATGTGATTTGGTAAATGTGTTGGTATTTCTGAGTCATACCAATTTTTGTATACACCTTTTGGTGCTATAATTAACAAAGCGTTTATCTTGCCTTTGTCATATAACATAGCAGCATTATCTAAAAGAACTTTAGATTTACCCGTACCCATTTCCATAAAATAGGCATAGTTTTCTTTATCCCAAGATTCTTTTAATGTATCTAGCTGATGCTGATACGGTTTAGTCTTAAATTTATAAAACATCTTTACTTTTCTTTCTAATATCCTATATATAGGATAGAAAAAGAAAGTCAATGTCAAAAGTTTATTTAGTTCAAGAAATACCATTAATTAAATATAGCGATGATCCCGCTAAGATTAACAAGCCTAAGTTTGATATTACGCCTGCTTTAAAATATGGCGAGATTGTGGTTATGAATAAAAGATTAGCACAAATGCAATTATCACCTGGCCCTTTAATTATTGAAATAAATCAACAATTAAAAAATTTTAATCCAGAAGAAGATTATATTTTAAATTATGGTGATCCTAATTTAATACAAACTGTTGGCAGTATATTAGCTATAAAATTTAGAAAGTACAAAACATTAAAATGGGATAGAAGGCAAATGTCATACTATCCAATTGAAATGGACTTTCAAAATATTAGTTGACATTAATAATTACATCTTTATATAAAGAAGTGATATTAAAAATTTAAACTAATAAACATATAAAGGAAAGTACATGATTGATTTAAGACAAGATGCGCCGGATCAGAGCGATGTTATTGATCCAGAAAAACTATCAGAAGAGCTAGAAAAATTAAAATCTATACAAGCTCAAATTCAAGAAGCAGAAAAAAAATTAAAAGATTTAAAATCAGATGAGAAAGTTCAATCTGGTGTAGTTATACCTAAGTTGATGGAAGATATGAACTTAAGTTCACTCACATTAAAAGATGGATCAGAAGTCTCTATTAAAAAAATTTATAGTGCCACAATAAAAGCTGATAAAAAAGCAGAGGCATATCAATGGCTTCGAAACAATGGCCTAGGTGATATTATTAAAAATGATATCACTGTTACCTTTGGCCAAGGCGAAGAAAACAAGGCACTGGCTTATGCCACCCTTGCAAAAGGTCAAGGCTTTGAGCCGGCTCAGAAAGAGGCGGTTCATGCCATGACCCTAAAAGTAACCATGGAAGATTGGAAGAACAAAGGAAATGAAGTTCCTGAAGATCTTTTTTGGACGTTTGATGGAAATCAAACGAAAATAAAAGGTAAAAAGTAAAACAATAAACTAGTAACTTAATAGGAGGAAAAATGACTGAACTAGTCAAACAAAACAGCGGATCTCTAGCTGTAGTAAACATGAGAGAAGACTCTAGAAAAGGAGCGGAAGAAATAAAACAAGAAGATGTATCCACACCTATCTTGAAAATTCTTCATCAACTTTCTCCAGAGTGCAATCAAAGAGATCCTAAATATGTAGAGGGGTCTAAACCAGGAATGATCTATGCTTCATCACTTGGTCAATTGATAGATGGTGAGGGTAAGGGTATAGATATAATTGTTGCTCATGCTCAAACTAGATATCCTGAATGGCAAGAAAGAGGTGATAGTGCTTCTGCTCCAGTTGGAACTCATATGCAGATTCCATCAGATGCAGTAGAAGAAAGAAACGGTAGATACAGATTACCAAATGGAAACTATGTAGAAAAAACTGCATACTTCTATGTAATGGTAGTTATGGGAAATGAATCTAGACCGGCTGTCATTCCAATGAGATCGTCTAATCTTTCACCGGCGAGGGAACTTAATAATCTAATCACCAATTTAAGGATGACAGATGCAAAAGGTACATTTCAACCAGCAGCTTTCTCAGCGATGTTCAACTTAAAAACAGTTGGCAAAACTGCAGGCAGCAAAAGCTGGCATGTGTACAAACCTTCTAAGGTTAGAATGTTAGATACATCTAACAAAGAAGACTCTGCTTTATACGTAGCAGCTCAAGAGTTACAGAAAACTGTAGCAAAAGGTTCTGCTAAACCAAAGTATGAAAGCAATGGTTCTACGGAAAACATTGTCTAATTCCCTATGGGAACAGTTGCAACTATGGGCGGCAAAGCGAGAGTGGAGTCGCCCAGAAAACTATGAAAGATTTTATAAAATATTTTACAGGTTTAAGACGTAATTATGGTTTCTGCAATATTGAAAAAGGATACAAAGACGAATCAGGTAAAATTAAATTTGACCCAAAAGATTACGGTTGGGCTAAAAAAGAAATTACAGATCAAGATTACGAAGATCATTTAACAGGAAAGAAATCAATAGGTATAAATCCGTGCGATGATGAAGGCACATCTATATTTGGTGCAATAGATATAGATCCAAAAAATTATACTAATTTTAGTTTAAAAAAATATTTAGAAATAATTACAGAAAAAAATTTACCGGTAATACCAGTTAAATCAAAAAGTGGTGGATTACATTTGTATGTATTTACTAAAGAAAAAATAAAAGCATCAGAAGTTAGAGAATTTTTAGAAAAATTATTATTTATATTTGGTTTACCATCTAACACAGAAATATATCCAAAACAAACTTCACTAGATTCTAGTGATGGTAAAAGACCATCAGGTAATTTTATAAATTTACCATACTACAATAAGAAAGATAGAGTGGCTATAAAACCAGATGGAGAAGAAATGGACTTTGATACATTTATTAAAGTTATAAATTTAAATGCACAATCGTCCGAAAATTTAAAAACTTTAGGTGCAGATCTAATAAACCGGGAGCTAAAGAATCAATCACTAGAGTTTGAAGATGGACCACCATGTCTAGGTCTTATATGCGGAGACATAGATAAAACTAAACAAAAGTTACCAGATGAGAGAGATAGATTTTTATATAATTATATGGTCTTTGCTAAAAGAAAATATCCAGATGAATGGGAAGATAGAGTATTACAGAAAGCAAGAGACTATATTAAATATGATAATGTTTGGGGTGATGATAAAGTTAAATCAAAAATAAAAGCGTGGAAAGGGGATACTGCAGGTTACACATGTAATGAAGATCCAATACAAAGTAAATGTATAAAGAGCACATGTTTGCGTAGAAGATTTGGTGTAGGAAAACAATTAAATGCATCTTGGCCAGATATAATCAGTGTGACTAAAATGGATTATCGTCCACATCCAAGATTTTTTTTATATGTAAAACAACCTAGTGGTAAGATAAAAAATATAAATGCAAAGACTGTAAAACAAATAATAGAACAAAGAGAACTTAGAGCTTTAATTGCGGAACATACAAATATAGTACCTCCACCAATAAAAGCAAAAGATTTTCAAGATATAATATCAGGTTTGTGGTCACAATTAAATGTAGAAACACCGGATCCAGAATCTCAACCTGCAGGTATTTTATATAGACACATTAAAGAATACTTAAATGATGTTAGAACAACAACTCTTACAGGTTTTAAGAGCGGATCTGTGTATGTTGATGGAGACTTTGGGTACTTTTTATATCATAAATTTTATGAGGAACTAAAAAGAAACGAATGGAAACTAGATGAAAATGAAACAAGAACTATGGTGGTTGATGTATTTAAAGCAGAAAGTAGTCAAAAAAGAATAGGTAAGGGTAATCCAATAAGATGTATGTCTGTTAAAATGGGACAGTTTGAAGATGATGAACCACCAGAAGAAATATTGGAATATGAAAAAGAAGAGGACATAGTATGATATATAAATATTATGGACCACCTGGAACAGGAAAAACTCATAAATTAATTAATAGAGCAAAAGCATACGTTAGAATAGGGACACCTTTACATAAGATAGGCTATTTTGCTTTTACAAGAAAAGCTGCAAAGGAAGCAAAAGAAAGAATGCCAATAGAGGATAAAAAGTTAGTGCATTTTCAAACACTACATTCTTTTGCATTTAATACTCTAGGTTTACAAGAAGAAAATATAATGCAACCATATCACTATGAAGAGTTAGGAAAAAAATTAGGCATTAGAGTTAAATACACAGATAAATACAATGAAGAAGAAACACATTTTTTAACTTGTAATGATCCATATTTTCAAATGATAGGGCGTGCTATAAATAGAGATGTGTCTATCAGAGAAGAATTTGATAGAAACGAACATGACAGAAAAGAAATACAGTGGCACACATTAAAACACATACATGACAATCTTTTAAAATATAAAGAAAGTGCAGGTCTATATGACTTTAATGATATCATAAATAAGGTTTTGCCAAAGGTTCCAAAGTTTGATGTTGTATTTGTAGACGAAGCACAAGATCTATCACCATTACAATGGAAGCTGTACGATAAATTAAAAGAGAAAAGTAAAGATATTTATTTAGCCGGTGATGATGATCAGGCTATATTTGCATGGGCTGGAGCAGATGTAAAAAGATTTGTAGAAGAGCCTGCAAAAGAAAGAGTCCTAGAAAAATCAAGAAGAGTATCTTTGTGTGTACAATTAGAATCAAGTTTCCCAATAGGTAAAATACGTGGAGTCAGAAAAGAAAAATTTTATCTAGCAAGAGATTATCATGGTAAATCAGTTTACATATCTAATCTAGGTCAAGTAGATTTAAATAAAGGTAAGTGGTTAATATTATCAAGAACCAAGAGTCAATTATTAGAACTCATGAAAGAAGTTAGAAAAAGAAATTTATATTATCAAACTAACAAAGGAAAAAGTTATAAAGTAGCCATATATAAAGCAGCTTTAGCATATACAAAATGGTGTGAGGATAAAGATATAAATGATCAAGATATAAAATATATAAAAGAATACATACCGAATTCTAAATTTTGGAATAAAAATAAAAAATGGTACGAAGTTTTTACTGCAGCTCCCGAAAAAGAAAAAATATATATAAGAAATATGTTAGAAAATAATGAAAATTTAAATGAAGATGCTAGAATATTTTTATCTACAATACACGCGATAAAAGGTGGTGAAGGTGATAACGTAATTTTAGCATTGCATCAAGGAGATAAAATACAAAAATCTATCAAACGTAGTTTAGAAAAAAGAGATGAAGAACATAGAGTTTGGTACGTAGGAATTACGAGAGCACGTAATAATTTATATAAACTAAAATCAAAAATAAAAAGAAAGGAGTATAGTTTATGACAACAAAAGATATATTTGAGGAAGCGTTTCCACAATTTACTCAAGTAGGAGGAAATCACTACACTAAATTTCCTATTCAACCGTATGAGTTTATTTCTAAAAATGATCTATCATTTTTTCAAGGAAACGTAGTGAAATATGTTTGTCGCTATCAGCGAAAAGGTGGTATACAAGATTTAGAAAAAATAATACATTACTGTCAATTAGAAATGTTAAAATTGAAAGATTCTAAAAAATGATATTACCAGAAACAGAATGGCTACAGCCAGAAGAATATCCTGATCTACGATCTTATGATGAGATTGCTATAGATTTAGAAACTTACGATCCAGATTTAAAATCTAGTGGATCAGGATCTGTAATTGGTAATGGCTATGTAGTTGGTATAGCTGTAGCCGTAGAAGGATGGTCAGGTTATTTTCCGATAGCTCATGAACAAGGTCCTAATATGGACAAAAAGAAAACTTTAGAATGGTTGCAAGATATATGTAATGCACCATCATTAAAAATATTTCATAATGCCATGTATGACGTATGTTGGCTACGAAAATTAGGTATAAAAATCAATGGTTTAATAGTAGATACTATGATTGCATCATCACTTATAGATGAAAACAGATACTCATACACATTAAATACTTTGTCCTGGCATCACCTTAATAAAGGAAAGAATGAATCCAAATTAATTAAAGCTGCAAAAGAAAGAGGATTAGATCCAAAAGCAGATATGTGGAGACTACCACCTATGGAAGTTGGTGCATACGCAGAGAAAGATGCAGAACTAACTTTAGAACTTTGGGGTAAAGTAAAAAATATAATTATAGAAGATAACTTACAATCTATATTTGATTTGGAGACTGATCTTTTTCCTTGTCTGGTTGACATGAGATTTCTTGGTGTGAGAGTCGATGCTGAAAGAGCTCATACACTAAAGCAAGACTTAGAATACAGAGAAAAATTAATCCTGAGAGACATAAAAAAAGAAAGTAACATAGATGTTCAATTAATGGCAGCAAGATCAATTGCCAAACTTTTTGATAAATTAAAACTACCTTATTCCAGAACTGTAAAATCAGATGAGCCATCTTTTACTAAAAATTTTCTTGTTAATCATCCACATCCTTTAGTTCAAAAGATAGCAGAAGCTAGAAAAATAAACAAGGTTAGAACGACATTTATTGATTCAATAATTAAATACGAACACAATGGTAGAATACACTCAGAAATAAATCAAATAAGATCAGATGATGGTGGCACTGTGACTGGTAGATTTAGTTATATAAATCCAAACCTGCAACAAATACCAGCAAGAGATCCTGATACAGGTCCTTTAATTAGATCTTTGTTTATACCAGAAGAAGGTATGAAGTGGGGGTGCTTTGATTACTCGCAACAGGAACCAAGACTTGTTGCACATTATGCACTTAAATTTAGATTACCTTCTGTGAATACGATAGCTGACTCTTACGAAAATGATCCATCAACTGACTTTCATAAAATAGTTGCAGACATGGCGGAGATACCTAGATCACAAGCTAAAGTAATTAATTTAGGTTTATTTTATGGTATGGGTAAAGCAAAACTGCAAGCAGAGTTAGGTGTAACACAAGAAAAAGCACAAGAACTATTTAATAAATATCATGGAAGAGTTCCTTTTGTAAAACAGTTAATGAATAAAGTTATGTCAGCAGCACAGAATAAGGGACAAATAAAAACATTATTAGGAAGACGTTGCAGGTTTTTTAAATATGAACCGGTTTTAAGGGGAGATGATTGGGGTAAATTTGTTCCAGCAGAAGATCACGAAAGAATGTTAGAACTACAAGAAATGGGTCCTTACATATTAGATGAAGAAGGAAACAAAACAGAAAAGAAAAATTATTGGCATGAAAATCCAACACGTAGAGCTTTTACATACAAAGCTTTAAATAGATTAATACAAGGATCCGCAGCAGACATGACTAAAAAAGCTATGTTAGAATTACATAAGGAAGGTATTACACCACATATACAAGTTCATGATGAACTTGATATATCTGTAGTTAACGATCTAGAAGCCGCAAAGATAAAAGACATAATGGAGAACGCGGTTGACTTAGAAGTACCAAATAAGGTAGACTACGAGTTTGGATCCAATTGGGGTAATATTAAATAATGGCTTACTTGAATGCAAACATACCTGTAACCTATGCTCAAATAAGGAGGGAATATTTATATGACTTACAAAAACATCATGGAGAAGTTGAAGACTGTGTTATCTTTGGTCTTTCAGCTATTACTGGACGGTCTATTTTATGGCATGCGATTATGGAGAATGGCGCTGTCTTTTATCGTCTCCCGATATCTGCCTTCATACAGAGAGGTTTTAGATCGGAAGATGTTCCTAAACGTAGACTTGATGAACTTCAGTTATGGAATTGTTTTAGTTATTATCCTGCTGTTACTAGTTGGGATATTTTAGACGGACAAGCTGGCAAGTATATAGGAAAAGATAAAAAATGGCACCCTGGTAAATATTTATTTACTGTTGACTTTGCACATCCAGAGGCTAACATACTTGATACTGATCATTCAGAGATACCGCACGAACATAAGTGCGCACACATAATTGCATTAGATGATGGTAATTATGCAGCACAACCAAACAATAGATGTATATGGGATATACCTTCATTTACTGTGAAAGATAATATTCCAGATTGGAAAGTGCAAACTAACGAATGGAATGTAGAAGATACTAGTCAGTGGAGAACAGAAGATACTGATAAATTCTTTTATGAAATTGAGGAGAAGAAAAAATGATTTGTATAACTTGTGATCACGATTGCCATTGTGGTGATAAATGCGATGCAAATCCATTAGATGGTGGATGTGGATGTATTGTATGTGAACATAAAGAGGAGGAAAACATGATTAAAAAAATTATAAAATGGATTTGGATAATCATTTCATGGCCATTCAGAAAAGTAATTGGATGGATGAAAAGCGCATTAC